GTGCAGTTCCCGTACACACCTGACACCCACTCTGACGGCTTATCTAGCCAATGAGTGGACGCTGGGTCTTCAGTGAAAAACTGAAGCAAGTTCGGGAATCCTTCGGATCTGTGCTTTGGCTTGTCCACAGAAGTGGCCAAGGTGAAGTACTCATCCCTTTGGAGATCACGATTAAAGCGCCTAGGCGCCTCGGTCGAGAACCCTGAGGAGGAGACAAATCCGAAGACCTCGCTCTCTTGAGCCTCCGTTGACGCATCGCTGCGCCAGACTTTCGTCGGTATCAGCTTACGCTGAAACCACGGCACTGTCATTTCTATCCACTTGGCAGTGTGCCAGAACCCCTTCTTAAAGAAGTTGTTCGACACGTCCACCAGCGAATCAAGAGTAGCGAGTCGGGCTCGTGAGTGAAACTGAAGGAAATACGGTGGGGTCACGTCGTGACCTTCATACGCATCCATGCCACAGGACTCGCGGAACATACCGTTCCAAAAAGTCTTAGACATGTTAACCTTCAGAAAGAGCCTTTCTAAGAGCTCTTTCACTCTAGGTACCCACTCTACGGGAACAATTAGATCGTCCCCGTATACGCGGACCTGCTGTGCATAGCGCCGCAAATTTGCGGATCCGACTGGCCGAACACCGTCGTGGGATATTCCCGCAGCGATGCAGACCATTAGGAAAACTATGCTTTGCACAGGGAAGGTAAGCGCACTCCCTTGGGTGGAGAACTTCCGCAGTTTATGAACTGACGGATGCTTCTTGTCGAGGTCGTTATAAACGTACCTAGTACGACAAGATATCATAGCTTCAAGGAGCGGTTTATTGCTCCTAAAAAGCCGTGATACCAACCAGCAAGACAAGCGATCAGACGCACTTTTCAAATCGATAGTTGCGTACTTACCGCTTAGGGAAGCAGCGCGAGCGGCTTCGGCTGATAGATCCTGTCGACGAAAGTCTATGGATCCACCAAGCCAAGTCTCTCGGATACGTGTGTCGAGGAAATCTCGAACACACTGTTGCGCCCATTGATGGCAAGCAGGTTCCTTGGCAATAAGCCTCGGGCCCTTCTGCGTCTTTGGAACTGCAATCAGTCTCGATGGATGCTCAGATATCTCGAGCAGATCACCGATGTCGTATCCGTCTCCCAATACGGAGGTGTTAGCAATCGCAAACACCTCTCCTGGGAAGACGTGCTGTAGTCGGGGTGACCAAGCTGAGAAAGCATACTTATAGCTTCCTCCGCGAGGGGCCTCGGCTGTGGCGCCAGGTCCATGCTTGAACCGGAAATCACCGGGAACGAAGTCTCCGATGAGTCCAGCAACTCTGTCAGCAACGTGCTGACAAGTGTTAAGCAACTGTAGACCCTGGTCGTCTGTCCAGAAAGACATTTGGCCAGTGTCACTGACGGGGGTGGTGGTAAGGTCTGTAACAGACACATCACCAACATCCCAAACGGCAGACCCATCGCCATCAAAAACTTTATCTGGCGGTGGAAGTCTGTTGTCAACATCGTAAAACTCCTTAATGGTCTCATATTTGACCGTTGGGGAGCAATCCTTGCGGAATTTCTTGCCAACCAGACAAAGTGTCCGGAGAAACAAGATCGCATTTGGATCGATGTGTTGCTTCAAGCATCCAGTATCTGAGAACAACTGCGACCATAGTCCCTGGAAAAGTCTAGGGATCACGGTTCTCGTATTGATCGGCCTCGTGAGAGGCAGACCAGTTTGAGACAGGCAGCCAGCCTCCAGGGCAGCATCTAAATGCTTCCCAAGGGCCGGAAGGAGAATCGTAAAGACTGATTCTCCCGAGTTCTCATACAGGGCAGTGAGTCGAGACAAGTCTCTATCAAAGCCCTTACTGAGCGTAGGGTAGTAAGCCGCGCAATCTTTGAAGATTGCACGGTAGAGCCCTATGAAGTCATCAACGCGGCCTTTAGACATGGTCAACACCTCTGTTGATTAATGTCCCGCGTCTTTCGCCCGCATCAATTACTACGAACTACCCTAACCGGTCCAGTGAATGAGCTGAGCCAGTTCAATGTGTCATTCTGACACCCGTCGTTATCGACGGCGTTGACGAACGCGGCAAATACTGCCTGTACGTCATCGATGTCGTCATCGGAGTCGGCCTGCATCACAAGATAGCAGGTGCGAATCCGCTCCGGGGTAGTAGGAGTAGCGAAGATAGTCTGCTGGAGCTCGAGGAAATGACGATCCTTCTGCTTCGTAGGACCCTTCGCCGCAACCACCGAATGGCGGATTCGAAACCGCAGGTGGCTGCCGGACAAACGTTTGGCAAATTCAGAGCCA